ATTAAGTATGGTAAATCTTTACAAGATCAAATGGCAGTCACAGGTGGTTATGGAAACAGACCATTAAATAAAAATCAAGTAAAAGATTTAAAAAAGAAAAGAAATTCTAATATTGTTTGGATGAGTGATAGATGGATATATAAAGAAATACAACCATATGTTCATCAAGCAAATGCAAATGCTGGTTGGAATTTTCAATGGGACTTTAGTGAGGCTTGTCAGTTTACAAAATATACTAAAGGTCAATTTTATGATTGGCATTGTGATAGTTGGGATAAACCTTACTTTAGACAAGATAATCCGCAAGATCCATCAAATGGTAAAATAAGAAAACTATCTGTAACAGTTACACTATCAGATCCAAAAGAATATAGTGGTGGTGAATTAGAATTTGATTTTAGAAATTTAGATCCTGATAAACCTAGAAAACCTGTAAAGTGTAAAGAAATATTACCTAAAGGAAGTTTAGTAGTATTCCCCTCGTTTGTATGGCATAGAGTATGCCCAGTAAAAAAAGGCTCAAGACATAGTTTAGTTATATGGAATCTTGGTTGGCCATTTAAATAAGGAGAATATGAAAAAGAAAAAAACTAATAAAAAAATATTAGAGTATCCTAAACAATTAAATTTAGAACAGTATTTTGCATGCCCTATATGGTGGGCTGATGAATCTGGATTTGTAAATAAATTAAATAAAGCATCTGATAAGTATATAGAAGAATCTAAAAAAAATTTAAAAAAAACTATCAGTGAAAGAAATAAAAAATTTGGTGATAGGGGTGATATGGGTAATGTGTTTCACTCAACATCTTTAATTGGTGATCCTAACTTTAAACAATTACAAGATTATATAGGTGCTACATCTAATAATTTATTAATTGAAATGGGTTTTGATTTAACAAACTATTCAGTATTTATTACAGAAATGTGGGTACAAGAATTTGCTAAAAAAGGTGGGGGACATCATACATTACATACACATTGGAATGGACATATAT